ATTCACATTAGAAGTACCATTATCCTCGCAGAGTAGCAACAGCGGCAATGAGCAAAGCACCTTATCGGAGAGTGGATGGAAACGCTTTTCTGATGGACTTACGATTGAGTGGGGGGCAGCCAGCGGAACAGGAAAGCATGTATTTCCTAGAGCGTTTTCCAAAGTCTTTTCCGTAACAATCACGAAAAATAATGACAATAGCGGTAGAGCGCCGGGTGTTGATACAATCATCACAGGGACAGATAATACTGGATTCTATACAAGGATTCAAAAGATGTGGGATACGCAATACAACGGCGCCAACTTAAGTAATGATTGGCATAGTGTTTATTACATAGCTGTAGGTATATCGTGAAAAAGAAGCTGTATATGATACTGACATTCATTTCATATACAGCTTCTTGCTATTTCAATATCCAAATGCGACGTATTTTACGTGCTTATGCTCCGTACCAAAACCATCAGCCGCTAAAGCGGAACTGCTATCAACGAAATGATACGTATCTGAGTCATCATCATTGCCAGATCCATCATTTGTCCACCAGAACACTTGTAGACATTTATGTGGGAAAGGTTTTGGAAAAGTGTGTTTCCACAAATTTCTCTGAACTGAACTATTCCCCTTATGTGAGTCATGAAAGGTAATCATTGGTTCTAAAATGCCATCAGCATCACCTCGCATAACAATCAATTCGCCAACCTGCATCCAGCTCGAACCATCAGGGAAAATAATAGATTCGCCACTGCTGCTACTCTGCGAGAGTATCTATGTCACATAGTATCAGTATCCTAGGGCAAACCACATATAAATTTCATCTCGACCATGTCTTGCTTGTGGATCCGTATTTACTTCAAACGTTGTCTTTGTTAGGTTTTTCCCGCTGAACGGCGAAGATGTAGATCCGCCACCTACCGCCGCAGATTGTGTTGTAAACATCAAAGCAAAACATTTATGTTCAAATGGTATATTGAATTTATATGTTCTGATTTGATCATCTGGGAACCCTTGAATCTTTCCCCATTGCATGATAAGCCCATTCGAGAATTTATAATATCCAGAATCAGAGAACATGATTTCTCCTTGATTGCTACTCTGCGAGGTTGTTTTTTTTAGCTGGAATAAAATAAAGTTGCAGAAGCCCACTCGTAAAACTACCTAAAGATGATATAGATAAACTGTATCCAGTAAGAAATGTATTTATAATATCACCTTTGCTTACCGCAGATAAACTTGCTCCACGGCCAGTTCCATTACTTCCTCCATGTCCAGCAGCAGCAACGATATATTTATCATTAACAACTACACCGGTTCCATTTACACCAGCAGCCCAATCGAAAGATCCAGCAAAAAGAACATATCCATCTGAAGGGGCTGTAAAAGGACATTTCCCTTTTATGTCTATAGCCTTTGAATAATCTGGCATTTTGCCACCCCCAGTACTGCTACTCTGCGAGGATAATGGTACTTCTAATGTGAATCTGGGGAGTGTATCGCCCGATTTATAGACATTGATTGTAGCAATTCTCTGCTTCGCGTCGTCGCTTCCACTAATGGCATGTTCGGAGCCAATGCTAACTTCATCTTCCCATCCGGATTCCTGGATATTGGCAATTGCCTGACGCGAATGTGCGCCGTTACTGTCCAGGTTCTCGTAAGCGACATTCTTGAGTCGGTCTACCTCAATTTCTGCGTACTGTTGCGCCTGTAAGGCAACACGGCTCGATTTTATCATGCCGAATCCGCCAGCCCCCACGATGAACAGACTCTGCGCAATGAAGATCCAGACAATGGCCGCCAATGCTGTGATGACCAGGATGGAGCCTCTGCTCTTATACCGGTTATTCCGTTTGTTGTTCATGTTCTTCCTCCACCTCTAAGGAAAAAGGGGCCATGACAGCCCCTTTCCTTCTCTGTTGATTCAGCAAACAAACATACAGTTTCAAAAATCAATAGTATACCTTGAGGTCATCCGTCGTACCAACCTGCATGTCGATACCGCCAGAGATGATGCAGCGATCGCCATCCTCATCCGTTGTGAAGGAGAACGGCTGACCCCACGCGTCATTGTACGTACCATTGACCCAGCGGCCAGATTTCGGACTCATTAAGTTTTCGTGGTCAGCACCATCGATAGAATCCGCAGCAGCAACACCGCTGATAAGGTCATCGGCAGAAGTCGGCGTAGCACCGTCATAGCGCAGACCCGTGTAGGAAGATGCAGCCGTCTTCATGGACTGAAGCTCCATCCATTCAGACCCCCACCGTGCATAGTTGATCAGCGTATCCGAGTTGAGGAAGGCCGCTGCGATGATGATGACGACCATCAGGACACCAAGGAATGCATCCGAGATGTTAATGAGTCCGGCCAGTTTAAATTTGTTTCTTGCAGTCATTTCCATTTTCTTTACGTCCTTTCATTTCAATAAATCAGTGACTGACATATCCAATATCGTCTCCCTTGATGCCGCTGCCGACGCTGGAGGAACTTGATCCATCCTCTCCTACGCTGAATACAACGAAACCATCTTTTTGAGACTGGTATTGATAATTGCTGTCTTTCTTGTACGGATCTTTGGGAAGTTCCTTGATCCATGGCCCATACTGCCCTTTCTTCCCCGTCAGGTCAGACAGGCTGGATGGATAGCTGCCCACTTCCATCTCGTATTGGCTGATGAGGCCGCACAGCGACGCGGTATCGTTCAATGCTTTGTCGTGACGCCCAAAGGTCAGGAAAGACGGGGCATTGACGATACACGCAGCCATCAGGATGACCAGCATGAGTACGCCCAGAACCATCTGCCATACGATGAGGCCCTGCAATTTATAGGATCTCTTGCTCACATTCCCATGCCTCCCATTCCTCCGGTCGAGATTTTCGACATCATACTGAAGATTGGCCACAAGACCGATACGACAATCAGGCCCAGCAGGATGAAGGTCGGCGTCAAGATCAGGTTCTGGAGATCCTGGCTGAATTGCTGCGAAGCAACAATCAGCTGCTTCTTGTAAAAGTCTGCACGCAACTGCATCATGGCAGCCATATCGCCTTTCTCACCCGCTTGCAGGAAGACGTAGAAGGATTCATCCAAGACCTTCTGCTTGTTGTGCTTCTGGAGTGCCATAACGAAGCTGCTGCCGTACCGGCCCAGGTCTTTCAGTGCTTTGCCTATCAAATGTTCCATCAAGATGTTGTCCACGCTCTTCTGCGTGTACTGCAAGGTCTTGATGACATCCAAGCCAGCACTCTTGCATAATCCGAAGACCAGCGCAAAGCGGTATTGGACGGTATTGTAGACAATCGGGCCATACAGCGGCATCTGCATGATCAGCATCGCCGTGCGTTCCGGCGATTTCTTCGCCAGGAATCGTATACCAAATACGCAGAATGCTACGAAGCCAAGGATTGCCCACCAGTAACTCTGTGCAAAGCTTCCTACGCCAATCAGCAGCTTCGTGTAGAACGGCATATCCAGCTGCAAGTCGGACATCAGTCGGCCCATACTCGGCAGTACCAGGAAGATGACTACACCAATCGTGATAGCCAGGACAATGCCCAGGAAGATCATGGTTCCCATCTGTGAACTGAGATTCCGGCGCAAATCAATGGCCTGTTCCAGGGTCTTGACGATATCTGCATAGATATCTTTTGCCTGACCCGTGCCTTCATTGACGCGCATCATCTCAACGATGTATTCCGGAAAGAACTTTGGATACTTCGCAAAGGCATCCGGCATCTTGACGCCGTTTTCCATGTCATGCCGGATACCATTCAGCATCTTCTTGACAGATGGACGCGGCGTCCTGCTTTCATAGAGATTCAGGGCCTCTGTGATGGGAAGGCCAGACAGATTGTACTGCTGCACGAGCATGAAAATCTGGTACAGGTCATTGAGATCCTTTTTCGCAATCATAGATTCACCTCCTCTCCATCATTTACCAACGACATGGATCAGCTCATCCAGTTCAATCTTTCCCTGCATGGCCATATCAATGCCTTTTTCCCACATCGACCGAAAGTTGTTTTTTCTAAGCACCTCCTGTATCTCTCCGAAGCTCCTCTGATGCAACAGAGCATCACGGATCTCGGTATTGAAGATGACATATTCTGCAATGGCCGTGCGGCCACTGTAGCCATGGTTGCAATGCGGACACGCCTGGATGTCCGCAACAGAACCCTTTTCCCGCAGCCGTCCTTCTACCCGCTTGATTTCCTCTGATGTCAAGAGCCTGTGCTCTTTCTCTGTCAGGATATGCGGTTTCGAGCAGTACGGACAAAGGGTTGCCACAAGACGCTGGGAGATGATCAGTTTCAGCTCCGACAAGAGTGTGGTTTTGGATATATCAAAGTCTAGCAGGCGCGAGATGGTACGCGTACAATCTGCGGCATGGACGGTAGAGAAGACACGGTGGCCTGTATTGGACGCCTGCATGGCTACCGTAGCATCGGTAGAATTGCGGATTTCGTTGTACAGGATAATGTCCGGATCGGAACGCAGCGATGCCACCAGAATCTTCTCGGCAGTCAGGTTCAAGGCTTCATTGGCTGCCTTGCGCACCTGTACCTGGGTAAAATCATCTTCATAGATCTCGATTGGTTCAGCAATCTCGATGACATTTAGTGGCTCCTGCACGCTGTCCAGGACGTAATGAATCTCGGCATGAAGACTGGTCGTCTTGCCTGCGCCGGTCGGCCCGGAATTAAGGAACATGCCTGTAGCATTCCGGTAGAGGACGGATTTGATGGCCTCCAGGTCTTCCGGGATGTAACCGATGGAATCTAGGGTTTTCTTGGTACTCTGCGTTCGCCCTGTCTGCGGCAGGAGGCGCAGATTGATTTTTTCCTGTCCATCGAAACCAACCGGCAACGTCTCCAGGCGGATGAAGATATCCTGACTGCCGCGATGCAGGTAGAAGGATCCTTCATTCGGCATATTCGTGCGCATGACATCGACGTTGCGGGAATCATCCATCAGCTTGATGAGATTTGTGACATTCTCTACCTGACTGGCCGGAAAGAAATGATCATGTGTGACATCCACCATATGACCTGCAATGCGGAAACTGACCTTGAAGCCATTGAGAGCTGGCAGCATATGGATATCCGAAGCTTTCTGACGAGCCGCATCTTGCAGCATCTCATTGATAGCCCCCTTGAGCGGCGTCATATCAACATCCACATCCCGCTTCTGAAAGGAGCCTTCCTGCCGATAGTTCGTCACATCGTAGAACTTCAAGAGGCCCATGCGAAGATTCTCTTCTTCGCAGAGCAAGAGCTTGATCTTCTGGTTCAGCTCTTGCTCCAGCACGGCACGCTGCTTGAAGGTCTGATCGGTATCGGTCACAAGGATGAGACGATCATCCACCACCCGGATGGGCAGGATGTGATAGCGGGCCGCCTGGTCTGGAGTGATTTTTTCCAAGACTTCCGGCTGGATGTCCATATTGAACATCTCTTCACTGCAATACAGGCCATATGCTTTCATGCGGTTCAGAAAATAATTACGGTACGAATCACTTGTGTTGGCGGCCATCGTTTTCCCCCTCTTCCTCGAAAGATGTATCTACTTTACGCAGCAGTTCTTTCGGATTAATGTCATCGGTAACGATGTAAGGAGTGATCATGATATAAACTTCGGCATAGCTCTTGGAATGCGAATGATACTTGAAGAGTTCGCCCAGGATTGGCAGATCCATCAGGCCGGGAATGCCGGACAGATTATCGAGGTCTTTTGCCGACATCAAACCGCCGATCACAAAGCTCTGGCCGCTGCGCAAATGAGCCGAAGTCGTAGCCTGGCGCGTCGAGATTTGCGGTGCAGAGGTCTGTCCCTGCGTGATGTATTTCGTGATGTTGGAAACTTCCGTATTGATCTTGAGCGTGATTTCACCATCTTCTTCATTGATGGACGGTGTAATCGTCAGCTTCGTGCCGACATCTTTGTAGTCCACGCTGATTTCCGTAGAGGATGACGTGGAGGTCGTGCTCATGACCGGCACCTGCTCGCCAAAGTTGACCATGCCTTCCTGTCCATTGAGCATCATAACCATTGGACGAGCGACAACTTTTCCTTTGGAGAGTTCGCGGTTGGCTGTGACCGATCCGGAGAAGGTCAGCTTATCCAACCACGGCCCCTTCAGGGAAGAAGAGGACGAGTCGCCGGAGGAATTTGTTTCAGCTGAATGGCTGTATGTCGGCAGAGAATACTGGAATCCCAGATTGTTGTCTCGGCCATGCTGCAATTCGATGAGCTGGGCAACCACCAGGCACTGGCTGATGGGACGGTCTACACTGGAGAGTCGCTGCTCGACCTGTTTCAGCTGATACGGTGTGCCAGTCACGGAGACAGTCCGCTGCTCAGAGTTTGCATAGATGTTGTTCTCGGCAATGCCCAAGGCTTGCAGCTCTTTGCTGAGTTTTTCCAGGTCAAAGGCATGATGGACGGGGAATACTTTTGACTGCATCATGAGCTGGGACGTGCTGACGATGATGGCATTGTCATCGGTCATCCAGTTGAAATTGAACGCGGCAGACAGCCGCTCCATCGCCTGCTCGCACGTGACATTGTGCAGGGACATGTAGACGTTGCCGTCTAGGTTGCCGTTGACGACGACATCCTTGTGTGCGCGTTTGGCCACGGCATAGACGCTCTGGGCAATCGGTGTACCCTGCCAGTCGAAATTGTAGCGTCCATCGGCGGCAAGACGTGCCGTACCTGCTCGCGGGATTGACGGCAGGCCAGAGCTTGCGGCTTGTGTCGCAGGAGCTGGAGACGGATCAGGAGACGGTACGGCGGATGGAGCTGCATCAGATGCAGCTGTTGCCGCCGGTGCGGCCTCCCCTGCCGGGTTGTGATGCTCGAACAGTTTTTGACGCGCCTGCTGTCGCGCCCGGATATCCTGATGATAGTCATCCAGGATGCGCTGGATGCGTGCTGTAAACGCATTAGGGTCTTCCTGTGTCGTCCCCGCCATCTGCGCGACGACTGCCTGGCTATCCTGTGCCGATGCTGCATAGGATACGGCAGGGGAAAACAGAAAACTTCCTCCCAGGATGGAAGCCCCCATCAATCCCAGAAAAATATTCTGGCGCAAATCCTTTTTCTTCAAATCATTCACTCCTCACTTATAGCTGATGCTGTGACCGTCTTCAAAGGTAATCCCATCGCCGCCAATGTAGGCGATGCGGCCATCCTGATAAGTATCGCCTTCCTGCACGACGCGGCCATCGCTCATGATTGCCATGTTCTCTCCATCATCGCCAGTCAGGACACCCTGTACGCTGGCCGAACTGCCTTGCGGAGCAGGTGCCGAAGAGGACGGAGCAGAAGACGGTATATTACTAGACGGAATCGGTACGCTACCACGGCCAGGAATTGCCGGGAGTGGTACGCTGCGCGGCGCAGAGTACGAGGGACTGCTTGATGGGCTGCTGCCTGCCATGCGTGGGATTGCAGGCAGCGGCATGTTGCCAGCGACCATAGAACGGCCTCCCTCCCCCGCTGTCCCGGCGTTCATCTCCTGCACGCCGACGAAAGGATTGACTTTCAGGAGCGCATCGAGCGTCGGTGCAGAGATGGATACCGATTCATCAGAACTAGAGGCAGCTGCCCCTTTCCCTGCCGTTTGCTGGGTCTGATTTGACTGCGGGACAGGATGCGGTTTTGGTTTTTCGGAGAAGAAGTTGACAACGGTATAGCCAAAACACAACAGGATAACCCCGCAGCAGATGGCAGCCCGTTTCTTGTTCTCGATCTCAAAAGCAATTTCTTGGTTGAATATCTTCACGGCTGTCACCTCATTTCGTATAGATCTTATAGGTCAGCTTCGTATTTAAAGCTCCGCTCTTCTCACTCATCTTGAGCGATTTGATGCCGATCAGTGCATCTTTGGCATGGAAATTCTGTAAGCAGCGCATCGTATTCTCATAGGTGCCGGAGAACTCTGCCGTATAGACACGTCCATTCTGTTCTTTGCTCTTCTGCTCATCCTTCATGCTGACCAGGTTGAGATTGTATGCCTGGATGCTGAAAATGATGTCTGTCTGCACCTGATCCAGCTGCTTGGGATCAACCGGGCGCATCGAGGAGGCATTGAGTTCTGCATTCTTTTCCTGCCAGTTCTTGAGAAAAGACTGCATCGTGGCAATCTGCTGTTCCTTCTCGGCCTTCTCATGATACGAGAGAATCAGATGACTCGATAAGAGCGATAAGACAAAGGTCAGAATAAGCAGGCAAGCGACGTGGACAATCAGCCGCTGCTTCCCCATCATAGTATCTGAGAGGGCTGGCATACGGACAGGGGCATGGAGCCGTTCCAGGATTCCTTCTTTCACTTCTTTCACATTCATTGGCTCAGATTCCCCTTTCCGATGGTCAGGTCTGCCGTCTTGTAATTCGTCGATGAATCCGACGCGATCTGCGGGATGGACACGCCATTAAAGAGTGCATTCCGCGAGAGGGACGCCACATAGTCCTGGAATTTCAGCGGATTGTCAGCGACGACCTTTGCCTTGATCCACTTGCTGTCATCTTTCTTATTGGCATCGCCAATCTCAATGGAGTTGAAGCCAATGCCTTCGGGAATGTCTGACAGAAGGGCTGCATACGCTTCTATTGGATACTCATGTTCCTTCTGGCGCGTATGGATCAAGTCCAGTTCCTTGTTGATGCTATCCATGGAGGACTGTGCCGACTGATAATCTTGCTCCAGTCCTGGCGGGACCTGAACATTCGAAAGGAAGAAGATGGCACCGAGTTCCAGGACAGTCAGGGCCGACATGCCGAGGATGCCGAATTTGGTGTAGCGCAATGCCTTCTGCATCTTCTGGTATTTCTGGGTATTCTTCAGGATGTCTTCTGGCAGGACGTTGCCGGATTGGATGCTCTCATACGCATCCAGCACGTCCAGGAATGCATCGGATGAAAAATCGATATCCTGTGCCAGCGTACCGACCGCACACATCCACAGCTCATCCTCTTCTTCCGGGATGTCTCCGGGATCGATATAATCCGGGAAATGATGGGCCGTGGCTTTGCGTTCCCGAAATACCGGAAATGCCTGCATTAAGCGCGGCGGCATCAGGAGTGTATACGGCAGATCCTGGTTAAGGAATTCAAACGTCTGATGTGCGACGCTCTCAAATTCCACCATGTACTGACGAATCAGCTGATCGGCATCCTGCGTGGATATATGCCCCAGGTTCTCCAGGGACAGCTCTGGGGCATCCAGTTTGAACAGGCCGCCGTTGCTGCTGTATCCTGTGAAGGTAGCCTGCTTCTGATAGGCTTGCAACACCAGCTCTTCTTTATTGAAGACGCCTGTACAGCGCAGGAATGAGATTCCTGCGGACTCAACCGACACCAGGCGCACTTGCTCTTCATCCGCAGCCTCATAGATGCAATCTATCAACTTGCGAGACAGCGCACAGACCGTAACGAGTCGTTGCTGTGGCTCTGGTGCCGTCAAGATGGGCTTGGCATAGCAGATCTCTTCCAGGTTCTTCTGTGTGACTGACCGGATATGCTCCCGGATGCCGTCCTCTGTCTTAAAGCTAAAGCAGTCGATCATGGAGAACAGATAATCCGGCAGGACAAGATATACATCGTCTTTCCGAAGCTTTATCTGTTCACTCACGCTCTGAAAGAGGTCGATGAAGCAATCGATGCATCGATTGGCTCCGTCATCTGTCTCATACGCCTGCTGCGGCAGGAAAGACTGTGCGATGCGGCAGGTCTGCTGGATGACGACACGCTCTTTCTTGTGCAATTTTGCCCGTACCACTTGCGTCTGATCCGGACTCACATAAATGGCAATCAAGGCAACTCCTCCTTTCTCAGTTCTTCAGCCAGCTGTCCAGGTTGCCGCTCTTGAGCTGCGTCAGGGTCTTGCCCGTCGCATTACGCGCAGAAAAGTTCTCGGGATGTACCTGATCGCGGATATCGCACAGCATACGAATGGCTGCGGAATCGATGAACTGCGTGGTTCCGAAATCAACAATGACCTTCGTGCAGCCATTCTGAAAGGCTGTCCCCAGCTCGGCTTTGACGGCCTTGCAGCGGGAAAAATTGAAATATCCGCTGACAGCCAGTGTCGCCGTATCATTTTGAATGCTTACATACTGCATATGCTCTCCTTCCTTCCAGTCAGGATGTCCATGATGGACATGCCATACTGGTCTGCCGGATGTCCATCATGGACATCCTCTTATTGCTTTATTACTTGATGTCCATCATGGACATCGGCCAGAATCTTGATGTAAATGGCCGAAACATCGTCATGCTTGGATGATGGAAGCTCTGCCTCCTGCCATTCCGAAAGCAAGAGGTCACTCAAGCCATCCGATGAAAAGACGATGGTATCCACGTCCGTCAGCGGCAGCTGCTGTTCTTGAAACCGGCTCTCCATCTCATACCCCAGTAGGGGTGATTGCAGCGGTATGGCTTCAAAATCAGCCTTGCCGCGTCGCCGGATGAACAGCGACGGGATGCCTGCCGGACAGTATTTCAAGACTCCTGCCTGACAGTCCAGGCAAAACGCCAGGGACGGAACAATGGTTGTCCTGTCGTAGAGCGTGACGTAATCCTGGTTGACAGTTGCCATCACATCCGACAGTTCCTTGTGGATACCGACCTGGTATGACCACATAGCCTTCTTAAGGCTCAGCCATGTACTGCCGACCTGCCCGTAGCTTGCGAGGTCATGGCCTTCACAGTCGGCAAGATACCCGTACAGTTTCTCGTCGTTCACCCAGAAATTGATGCTGTCGCCGGAAAGGCGATTGTATGCCGAGAAGATGGAGCCTGCGCGAAACGTAGCCGTCTCGATGGCACGCGGCAGCATGTCATTTTGCATCTTCACGGCATTCTGATAGCTCTCCGATGCCTCCTGCCGTGTCAGCAGTTCAAAATCGGCTCGGATTTGCTCGATGAGAATGTCCTGCGGGGTCGCTGCTGCGATGTACCGGTCTGCCCGAGTATGCTCCAGCAGATTGCTTTGGATGAGCAGATACACGAGACAGCGCGGCGCATTTTCGACATCCTTGAGGATAGTCGCGATGGACATGCCGTTGAAATCCGGCAGGTCTTCATCTACCAGGACAATCAGCGGATGGTATTGCTGGTAAGCATCCATCCCGGACATTCCGGTTGTCGATGCACGGATCTGTACGGATTGTCCTAGTAGCTCCTGTAAGCAGTCAGCAAGCAGCTGCGGTTCTTTCTGTATCAGTAAAATTGACGGTATCAAAAGATCACCCCGTTCCGTTCCAGGTACAAGCGTTGCACGAGATTCTGGATGCGCTTCCGGATATGCCAGGGCCGGAACGGACGCTTGGCACACAGTGTCACGCGCTTGCCACTCACGTCGATTGCGATGTAATCGCAAGCCATCAGCATGATCCAGTAGCCCCTGCTTTTTGATGATGCAGCAGTATATTGGCCCCAGTCTCTATGCGCAAGTTCCGGATCATCAGCCAAATTCCGCAGCTGTTGCCGGAAACGCACGACATCGAAAGGACGCGTATCGGATTGCACGATGGTCTTGATGTCGCCATCATTCAGCAGCATGAGGATCTGTATCTTCGCCTGCTCCGGCCCGGCAGTCGCATACCGTGCAGCATTGCATACTGCCTCGTTGATGGCGATCAGATAATGCTCATCTGGATCAGCCAAGGAGCGGCGCAGGATTGTCTCAATCTGCGGCATAACATGCTCGTAGTAAGTATCATAGCCTGTCCACTCGAATTGATGATGCTCAGGAAATCGCACACGGAAACCTTCTTTCTGTCTTACGTCTTACCGAATCGTGACCACGGGAATGACTTTCGCACGGATGTGATGCATCGGCACCGTGCCGGTATATCGCCCATCAAAGCTGCGCGGCGAAGTACCGACTGGCAGGAATTCTCCAGATGGCACGACATGTTTGCCGTAATGGACGGGCATCGCATTGCCTTCCCGGTCTTCTGCGGAGACCTGTCCAAGATACCGTCCCTGAACGGAGAACTGCATGGTCGAAGGGTTGATGTCATAGCCTTCTCCCGGCATGGCACCAATCTTCTTGAGCAAGAGTCCGTTGATTTGCAGCCAGCCACGGCTGACGGCAACCTCTTCCGTTTCTTTCGTGGGTACATATGCGACATAATCCCCATCACGGAGGAACCAGTTGGGGATGCGCATGTAAAGCCCCTGCGGCAGACTGGCTGTCGTGTTCAAGAAGAACAAGGCATTCTCCTGCGGGAGTTTCGGCAGGTCGATGGAGTGGCCGGACAGCCAGAAGACTCCCAATCCCGCAAGCAGGAACGCCGCCGTTCCCAGATTCTTTTTTACACGTTCCGTGAGTTTCATCGATACACGCGACTCCTTTCTCATCCATTCCCAATTTTGCCCATGCCCTTACTGTACCCGAAAATTTAACGCCGAAACTGTCAATTTTTTTCACGAGGCAATTTTTTCTTGACTTTTTCGGCAGGAATCAGTGGATATAGGCATATGCAGCTACCATGTACTGACGCAGTTTCCGGCTGACTGTCGGCTTCGAGATCCCGCTGATCTGTGAAATCTCACTGACGTTGTAGTTCGGGTGCTGCAATTTGGTGGCGACGACCTTGTTCCGCAGAGCATCGAGCAGAGCAATCTCATCACCATCCTGCAGATCCTGCTCCTCTTCGGGAATATCGAGGCAGTCCTGCATGATGTCCAGCAGTTTGCGATACCGCTGCCGCTTCTCCATCAAGTCCTGGAGCCAGGCAGTCTTGACCACGAGGTCTTTGCGCGAGAGGGCCATGATACGCCAATCCAAGATGTGGAGCATGTTGATGACCTTCGCGCGATGAAAGATATCGTCGGCAGAAAGCGAGTAAAAGAGCAGCGTGCGGATATCCGTCAAGATGCGCTTGTTGATGCGGCCCAGGGCTGTGCTGGAATAGGGAATCTTGTGCGTGATCAGATAATAGCCCATATTGTCCCGGTAGTGGTACTGGACAAATTTCTGCTCGTCTTCTGCCAGATTGGCCAGCACCATGCCGACCACGATCCGGTCGATGTGCTGACGCTGCAAGCGCAGGTAAGTCCGATAGAGATTGAGCGAGGCTTCCTGTCGGCAGAACTCCTCGACCTCTTCCAGCTGGATAATCTGCCGACGCGGGCGATAATATTCTTTCAGAGCCTGCTCCGCAAGATATATGCCGATGTCTGGCAGCTGCTTATTCATGCGCCCGTTCCTCCTCTTCCGTATCCAGCAGCCATTCAAGGTCAGATGCCTCGTACCCAAGCTGCTGCACCATGGCAAGAGATAGGGCCGCAAGATGCAAAAGATCCATGGCGGCATTCTGCCGGTTCTGGTACCGGATTTCCTGGCGTACTCGGGATACACCCTGGAAGAGCTTATTGTCCCACAGGCCGTAATTCTGCGGGACTTCGTGCGAAATAGCTGCGGGGATGGCATCTATGCCGAAAGCGATTTTTTCCATGATGGACTCCTCCTCTCACATCGTCTTGGCGGCCAGTGCGCGCCGGACAATATCGCCCTTCTTGCCTGCGGGCAGGGCCGCAAGGATGGCTCGCGTTTCCTGCTCATCCTTGCCGCGTTGCAGCATGTTCTGGTAGATATCGCGGAAATGGGCGCGAACGATGCTCATATCGCCAGCCGGTGTCTCGCAGATCATGCTCCAGCCGATGTAATGCACAGCTTTCCGGATCTCCGGCGTCGAGAAACTGGGCTGCTTGTACGGATATGCCTGTTGGATCTGGCTCATCACCTCATACCAGGCTTCGTCCGCAGACGGGATGCGGCCCGCCGGATTGATGAACTGGCGCAGCTGCTTCACGGTGTCAAGGATCTCGGAGACAGCAGGGAAGAACTTGCTGTGCCTGGCAATCTTCTGCATCACGACAGAAAGCTCTGCCGCCGACACATCTGCCAGCATGAGCAGGTAGATGGTCAGGCCCTCTTCATCCAAGCGACTGGACGGATAAATCTTGAGAAAGGCGGACAATGTCCGCAATTTCGCGTCGTTCTCGCTGCTCATGCTCATAGCTCTACCCCCATGTCCTCCCACATGGCCTTCACGTTGTCGACCATCTGTTGTGCGCTCGGATTCTTGCGTGCATGACGCGAAGAAGATGTCCCTGTCGCTGGCTGCTGCGGATAGGCTTTTTTCTCAGGACGCATACGGAAGCCGTACTGCTTCCAGCTCTCCAGGACTTTGCTCATGTACTGCAACGTGGGATGGCCATACAAAACGGCATCATGTACGGCAGCCCTGACCCACTCCGGCGTGTATGTCTCGCACCACGCGCGCAGCATCTCTTTCTCGATTGGCACGAGCGGTGTCTGAGGATGGAGATTGGCTGCGCAGAAAGCACAGACCTCCTGGATGTCATCCGGATCATCCGAAGAGGGAGCGGGGGCCGGTTGCGCGCTCGCGCGCGTATCCTCCTCATCCTCCTCATTCTTCTTTCTCTCAGGTTCACTACACTCAGTCTTACTAGTCAGGTTCTCTAAGTTAGTATCATTAGGTTGCACTGGTGCAACTTTCGGTTGTCCAGGCGCAACTTGCAGTTGTCCGGGTGCAACCTGGAGTTTCCCAGATGCAACTCGCGGTTGTCCTGGCGCAACTCGCGTTTGCGAATATGCAACCGACGGTTGTCCGTATGCAACTCGCGGATTGCAGATTGCCGCTTCGACCTGCTCGGGATGCAGCATCGCCTGGTACCTGGCTTCTTCCTCCTCTGCCTGTCTAGCAGCCTCGCCAAGCTGCGATTCGATGTCCAGGATTTCCTCAGATGACTCCGGCACGCGAATCTTGTTGATGTAAATCCGATGGCAGCGGCCACGTCCCTGGTCGGAGATCTCGATGAGGCCATAGGCCACGAGATTCTTCATCTCCCGGCAGACCGTGGATTTGTTGATGTGCAAGATGTCGGCGATCTCCTGCTGCTGGAACATGAGGTAGATGTCGCCGTTCGCATCGACCCAGTGATTCCTGCGCGACAAGCTCATCCGATCCTTTAAGATACAGTAAATGACCTTCGCTTGCAGGCTCAGGTCAATATATGCCTGATACGAGAAAAGGCTCTTCGGCATCTGGTAGTACCGTTCATTGTCGATATCCGTAATCTTGAAACGCATCGCGCATTCCTCCTTCAATTCATCTCATTGCCACAGGGACAGGGGATCGGTGTACTCGTATTCCCCTGTGTCCGGGTTCCGGACAATATACTCTAAGTGCAGGTGCGGGCCGGTCGAATAGCCGGTAGAGCCGACGGCCCCGATTTCTTCACCCTGCTGGACGTACTGCCCAGTCTCCACATAAATCGCAGACAGGTGGCAGTATTTCGTGTAGGTATCGTAATCTTGATGGTACAGCGTCACATGGTTGCCATAGCCATCCGAGAAGTCGCCTTCCTCTACGACCGTACCGTCGAAGAGTGCCGGAACGACTGTCCCGTACTCATACCCCAGGTCTACTCCAGAATGGAACTTCCATGTTCCTGAGATGGGATGTACCCGCCAGCCGAACGGCGAAGTGACAGGAAGATCTGCCGCTTCGGAGACTGCTGCATATAGCAGAAGGCAGAGGCCCATCAGTACCCCTGCCCAGATTCTGAATCCTTTCATATCTTCTGGTGTTCGTCTCCTTATTTGATTGTCTCGATGACAAGATTGACTGCTGCCTTGCGAACTTCCCACTGCGCGGCCAGGCGTTTGTCACCGTCCTGACGGGCTGTCTCTGCTTTCTGCGCTGCCATCTCTGCCACGCTCTTCAAGCACTGCTCCAGCCAGTCATTGGCTTCGCTCTCCGCTTCTTCCGGCGTGAGATTCTTCGGTACAGGGGTGTCGAAAAGCTTTTCCTGTCCATGGCGTTCCCAGTCCGCTTCACTGGGGGCTGGTGGCTGCTCTTCTCGTTCCGTCTCCACCTCATCCGGCTGCTCGGGAACAGCTGGTGGATCATCCGGGTCGGCTGTGAGGCTCCAGTCCGATGAAGCTCCGGCAGCAGATGGTTCCTTGGCTCCAGCCGCATCATCCATCTGCGCGGCGTCCTCTCTGTTTTCTGGCTCGGCCTCTTGGGCCTGTTCCTCTCCTGCCGGTTCTTCTGATTCTGCTGCTTCGGAGGAGGTATCTCTATAAGATTCCACCAGCTCTTTCACGGTACCCTGAGCTTCACCGGATGCCAGCCGCCTGAGGTAGTCCTGCTGCTCTTCCGTGGCTCGATTGGCAAGGACGGAGGCCAGCGTGTCACTGATCGTCCCATCCTGCAAAGCTTCCCGCGCTTCGGGACAGAGTTTCCGCAGGACGAGAAGCCGCTGCAAAGAGGTGGAACTCATCCCTAGGAACTGCTCGGCAAAGTACTTGCGGAAGGCCCCGCTGAAGCTGCCGTCAGCCAGCGCATCCGTGTAATAGATTCTTGCAATCGGCTCCAGGACATTGATTTCTTCCAGCTTTTCCAAGGCCGTCTTCTGCCGGTAACTGTTCGCGCAGACGATGGCAATATTCTCCCGCATCTCTGCGGTCAGCTTCCCATCTCCGCTGAACGCCTCATGCACAAGGCAGGGAACATCCGGCGATGTCAGCTCTCCACGCTCATAGCGCAGGGAGACGGCACGGAACCGCCGCTCTCCACTGATGATGTTATAATTCCCGTCATCGCGCCGAACGACTAGCAGCGGTTCGACTGTGCCGGACAAGGCCATGCTATGTGCCAGCTGCTCGATTTCCCGGATGCCGTAGAAATTCTTTGTATTCGGGATCAGCTGATGAAAGTCAATCATCTGAATCTCGCTCCTGTCAGATGCCTCTGCCGCAGCTCCCTGCGTCCGCTCATTGAGATAAGCCATCATGCTTCCATTGTATTTCTTCATCTCGTTCTGCCTCCTTATGCCTGGATTCCCATGAATTCTTTCATGAACTTCCAGATGTCACGTGCAACCAGGCAGTTCGGATATTCCTCGAAAAGGCTGCGGCGATTGCAGCGTGCCAGGGTCATGTGCTTCTTCGCGTTCTTCGTTGCGTAATGGATTTTTGTCTGGAAAACGGGCAGCCCCTTATCCTTGAATTCCTTCAACAGGTCGTAGACGGCCTTGTCAGACAGGAAGTTGTTGACCAGGATGCCGCGCAGATGCAGGTTCGGATTGAACTTGCTGGCAAGCTCCAGCTGACGGATCATCTGGTAGACCCCCAGCTTACTGTCCCAATCCGGCGAAGTGACGATGACCACATCATCGGAGATGTTCAGGCTGTTGAAGACGCTCATGTTGATGTCTGGCGGGTTGTCGATGATGCAGAGGTCATAGTTCTCGAGAATCGGCTGCAAGGCTTTCTTCAAGATGTTCGCCTGGTCGATGTTCTCGTTCTTGATGAGGTACGCATTGGCATCGATGAGGCCCATATCCGCACCAATCAGATCGATGCCAGGATACCGCGTCTTCTGGATGACTTCCTGGACGGTCGCATCCCCCATCATGAGATTGGTGATGCTGCCTGCATTCTCATCCCCGCCAAGCCAGTCTGTCGCATTTCCCTGCTTGTCGTTGTCGATGAAAAGGATGCGCAGACCACAGGATTCGGCCAGGGCATATGCAAAGTTGGTTGAGATGGTCGTCTTGCCGACGCCGCCTTTCAGGTTAATAAAGCTGATCGTTTTCATAAAAAACGCCTCCGTAAAATGTATGTGACTGAGACGATGAATCGTCTCACCGGTTTCATCCAGCTGCTCCAGCTGGTCTTTTAGGTGATCCAGATACGTAATCAGGCGATGGATATGCTCATCGGCAACCGGGTCATACTCGATTGCCTTGAGTTCAGTGCTGATCTTGCGAAGCAGGGTTCGACCTGATGCAACGAATTGCTCGACGTATTCGCCGACGTGGGAGATGTTGTTGATCTCCAGCACGGCTTCCAGATTCTTGCAATGCCGTTGCAGCTCCTCAAATTCTTCTTTCGGGATCCATCCGGAGTTTCGCACGGATTCCTTCGACTGATTGTTCATGCGCGCTCCTTACTTTGTGACTTTTGCTGGCGTCGAAGCGACCGGCGTGACAAAGCAGCCAATATTGAGCTGGAGCTTGCGCGTGGCCTGCTTCAGTTCTCGCAGACTGCGGATGCCAAACTTCGCAGCCATGTAATCCTTCTGGCGTGCAATCTTGACTTCGTTCTTCTCCATACCTATGCACTCCTCTCTCAAAATCAAAATGGTTCGAATGGCTGGTACCAGACTTCCACGGCCCGCCCCTTCAAGTGATACGGGATGGGATTCATCTGCTCATCCATCAGGACAAACTGCGGAATTCTGGCATAAGGTGAAGCCTCTTGATGGGTGGCGATCTGTGTGACCAGTCTGCCATTCACGACTTCTCCCAGGCCGTAGGTATGTCCATTCACCTTGATGCGGGACAGGATGCCATCCTCTAAGTATTCCTTGACGGCGAAATTCTCGAATTTCGCGATGATTCCATCCGGGCCATTCAGCACATAATCCCGATAGGGCTTGCCGCCTTTTTCCAGGAGGTTTTCCTGGATGACAGCCACTTTCCGGTGAGATACGAGATCTCCCACGAAGACCCACTGCCCACGGCAGCAGATCGATTCAATTGCTCCAAAAAACATAGAATCAACCTCATCTTTTCTTTCAGCAAAGCCACGTTGATACAACGTCATTTGATTGTCCGGTAAAGTTACGTTTCACATTCCCCCTTCCATGATGGCGGCAGCTCAGTGTACGTGATAATTGTAATCTGCTGACGGCTTGCAGAACTGCCGACGGTTGAGTGGTGCGGCGATGGGCTGCAAGCGACTGCCATACCGTTCCTTGAGTGCTTCCTCCAGTTCGTCCTTGGGCATCCTGCGGCATCTTACGCCGAAGGTGTAGCCCTCATTAGCGGGAATGTGCTTCGTCTTCTTTGTCTTCTGTTCGTCCCCGTCAGGGAAAGGAACGTCCCATTCCGGTACAGGCGGCGAATACATCCCGCACCGGGTCATTTCGCGCTCCTCTGGCGAGATTCGGCCATTGAAGCCGCAGCCATCGCTAGACGGACAATGAAGGCAGCTACGCCCCGGCGACAAAGGGCATTCCACTGGTTCCTTTTTGATTGTCGTGTTCTTTTTCATTTCTAAACCCTCACTCGATGTCCATGATGGACATCGGCTATATCACAGTCTCATGTGCTATAATAGAGACATGCCTGTCACTGCGCTGTGGGGACGCTCCCCCACAGTGCTTCTACGGTAGTATCAAGAGCATTCGCTATCAAGATTGCTGTATGAGCGTCTGGTATACGCTCACCATCTTCATAGCGATAATATGTCACCCGAGACACGCCAACCTCTCTTGCTACCTGAATCTTAGACTTTCCCCTTTTTTGTCTAAAATCCATTAGTCGGTTTTGTACTTGAGACATCACCACCACTCCTTTTGTACGTTCCCAAATGGGAACTATAGTCTCATTATAATGTTTCCATTCGGGAACGTCAAGCAATTTATTTAGAGGTGCTTTATGACATTTTCTGAACGCTTGATTTCCCTTCAAAAAGAAAAAAATGTAACAAAGGTAGAACTTCAACAGGCTATCGGCATATCACGAACTGCCTATTATCGCTATGAGCAAGGAGAACGTGAACCGACCGTCGGTGTTCTTCTTGCCCTGGCCGACTACTTCGATGTTTCGGTCGATTATCTGCTTGGCCGCACGGACAATCCCAAGGTCAACCGATAACCTATCCTGACAGGCATCTGCCCCGCTCCGGCGGGGCTTTTCTTATGCCTGCCCTCCATGTCCATCATGGACATCATCCATATGTTTCAGCACAGATTCATTCAACACAGATTCGAGGGCTTTACACCAGCGCTCAATATCACGAGCGTTGACGCAATCCTTCATCGCAAGCATGTCATCCATGACGTAACGAATCCCCGATGCCGTATCCTGTCGTGCCAAATCATCATTCTTCGCTCTCCGACTCGCTTTATGCAGCAGTTCAAGGACACTTTCCTCTTTACTCATTTACTGATGCTCCTCTCTGCCTTCGATGTCCATGATGGACATCGCCTCTATCCTGACCTCCGTGTTATAATGGAAGTATGCCTGTCATGGAGCCGTGGGGATGATTCCCCACAACTCTTCTACTGTAGTTCCAAGTGCTTTGGCAATTAGTTGTCCTTGGTAAACGTCTGGAACACGATTACCTGCTTCATAGCGTTGATAACTACGAATGGATATGCCTGCACGTTTGGCTACATCCCATTGCGTGAGTCCCTTTTTCTCACGCTCAAATTTCAATACCTTATTCAAATCACTTCCCTCCTTTATTTTGTAACACGCCCATTTGGACATGTTTCATTATCATACTATCATGACCGTTTGGGCATGTCAATAAGATTTTGAAAGGATCTATTGCAATGCCAACCTTGTTAAGCGAAAGACTTAATGAATTGAAAATGTCTCGCAACTTGATGCAGAAAGCAATAGCAGATGGTATTCATGTCCCTCTCCGTACATATCAAAGATATGAATACGGGGAGCGCGAACCCAATGCGTCAACGTTGCTCGCCTTGGCCGACTATTTCGATGTCTCCATCGACTACCTCGTCGGCCGCACTGACAACCCCAAGATCAACCGATAACCCATCCTGACAGGCATCTGCCCCGCTCCGGCGGGGCTTTTCTTATGCGTGCTTTTCGCACGCCCCCTCCTGATCGTTGTCTTCCAGCAGGCGATACCAGGTATCAGGAAACCCCAAGGCCACAGCGATACGTTTCGCCACCTGCGGCGACGGACGGCGTTCACCGTTGATAATCTGCGTAAGATACGCACGCGATACCTGACAACGGCTGGCGGCAACCTCATGAGTCAAGTGCTGTTCTTTCAAGATATCTTTCAAAAAGTGTCTCATTTCTTTTCCCTCCCTACAAATGTAGCGAATCGCCACATTTCAATTAGATTATAGTATCAAAACGCTACAAAGTCAATAATTATGTATCTTTTCGCCACATCTATTTTTTGTAGCGTCTCGCTACATTTATAATGTAAAGGGGGTGATTATATGATTGGTGATATGTTGAAGCAACTACGGAAGAACAATAAACAGACACAACAGGACTTAGCAGATTTTTTAGGAATCTCGCGTGGCACTTATGCACATTATGAAATCAACCGGCGTGAGCCTGATGCTGCCACCCTGATAAAGCTGGCTGATTATTTTCACGTAAGTGTAGATGTACTGTTATCTCATAAGCCTGTATGCGACCAGCCAAAAGAAATATCTGGTGTGGCTCTTTCAGCGGAAGAAACTGAGTTGCTACACAAATACCGCCAAGTCGATCCAGCCAAAAGGGCATCTATACGTGATTTTGTCAATTATCTATACATACAGGAACAGCAAGACCGCAAAGAACAAGAGGGCGCGTGATCCTGCATATCGTCAAAACAAAAAAGCTGCCTCCGCAGTAGGGTGGCAGCTATGGTGCTGAAAAGAGAGGATGAGTCCCATGGTGAAGGAAAAGATTCGACAGTTTGGATCAGAGGACTTCCGTTGTACGGTCAGCCAGCTGAGCTTCGTCAATGCTCGGAAATTCAAGGGAGAATGGCGTTGGGATATTGAACTGGAGAAAATCGACGATGCCGAAGTCCAGAAGAAGCTGGCGGGGTTCCCTGAAGACGATGTGCAGCATTGGAAAAATCTGCTCAAGAAATTGCTGAGAGAATCGACTCCGGCAGCAACTCCTCAGCGCGTACAAGAAAAACCTTCTGCCTACAAGATTACGATTCCGGCAGAATCTCCAGCAGACTCATTTGATGCCTTCATCCAGAAGATTGCCAACCAGCAGCATGACGATCCTACGGTCTATACGGTCATCGGCGACATCATCAATGGGTATACGTGTAAAGATGGATCATTTCTGTTCACCATGCTTGATCATCATGACACGAATCGAACGATACAACTGTACCTGCCACTCCGCGCACTGAAAAAAGAGTTCACGCTCAACACCTTGAACAATATGCGGGTAAAAGTATCTGGCACCGTTCGTTTTGATTCTTATCGCGCCGACATGAAGCTGTTTGCACGTTCGCTTAAAGTACTGGGTGTATGCTCGCGTCAAAAAGAGCAGGAAGAATATGAAAAGGTATGTGCGCCCTACTACCGCTCGCCGAAGGAACAAAAGGCATTCACCATCGACAATATCAAAGATGTCGGCCTGATCACAGGCGGAACCGAAGACAATCCCATCCAAGGAGCCAACGATTTCATCCGCAAGCTGCCTCCGACCATGCGGAACCCTCAGCATCTCCACAAAGAGTTCGTCAAGATGTCGAATGTCCAGGAAATCATATCCGCGTTGAATCGTCTGAATGCAGCTAAGACTTGCCAGATCATTGCCATTGTCCGTGGCGGCGGCTCTCCAGAATCTCTAGCCTGCTACTCTGATCCGCAGTTAGTCAAGGCCATTTACGAGAGTCCGATTCCCGTGATTACCGGCATCGGGCATAATTCAGATTACTTGTTGTGCAAACAGGCGGCTCGCTACAATGGCCAAACGCCGACCGGTGCAGCCGATTTCATCAACCGCCAGTACTTCCTCCAGTACAACCGCCAGCGCGACCGCTATCAGGCAAAAACGGAATATAGCCGTATAGAGACGAACGCCACAAAAGACGATCTGCTTGCCGAGAACGATGCACTGATGACAGAATTGCAGGTTGTGCGTCAGGAGAACCAGCTGCTCCAACAAAAAATCGACGAACTCAAACATCGGAGTTTCATCAGCCGAATCTTCAATCTAGGATGACAAAACCACAAAATAAAACGCCCCACGGCTGGTACCCGTGGGGCGTTCTATGTGGCTAATCAGTCCACAACTTTCTATTCAACTCAACATTCTTCAAATTTGACTTTGTACTGATTAAGCTGACTCGGAGATAGATATTTATCATTCTGGAGACGGCCTATCACAATTCCTGCATTTACTCCAATGTTCTTTGCAAATTCATTGATAGAGAAAATCGAAAAATTACGTTTCTGCGTAAAATTCACCAGTTCTTTATGAGGAATAAGTATTTCTGCCGCCATTGAATCAGCAGCATGTTCATCTTCACATGAAGTACCTTTTGGTAGGTAAATATGCCCTAAAATCACATGCGCCAGCTCATGAAATAAACTAAACCAAAAGCGATCTGCATACTTTCCCCTCAAGGATATTCCAATCACAATTTTCTTGGTATTGTTATCATAGAATGATATTCCGTGTAAAAACGATCCTTCCAGTTTAGGCAAAAACACTAATGCTATACCACACGAACGCAATATTTCTGACAAATTCGTTTCAAAATCCAATACTCTATGTGTCGTAAGTGAACGAATTTCTTTCAGCTTATGTTTCAGTCTTTCAGCCTGAAAGGGAGCCACTTCAATTTCACGTGATTTAATTTTTGCATATTGAGCCAGAGTTAGCATAGAATATGTACTTTTTTCTGTATTAGATAAGCGTCTACACGCAACTGGCATGAGATCCTTATTTTGTACAAAACGCAAACTACTTACTTCAAAAAATTTACATAAATTTGTTACTCGTTCACTGCTTTTCCTTGTTGGTGGAACCATCCCCCATTTAGCTATTTTATTATAAGGATATTTAGAAGCTAACTGCCCCTCCTCATCAGTATCCAGTTCTTTCTTTGCTTTTACAAGCTTTTCCTGGTAAATCGCCTCTAAATTATTCCAAAAACGTGCAGGTAAGCCAAGAACTAATTCTAACCGCTCTGCCATCTCTGGGGTTAAATGCACATCTCCATTCATAAGCTTACTGACGTGCTTTTCAGAAAGACCCATACGGCTAGAAAATTCCTTTTGGGTCATGCCACGATCATCAAGCTGTTCTTTTATTGTAGCTCCAGGAGGTATTGCAATATAACTCTTGCTCTCCAACATGACCATCACTCCCTATCAAAATTAATGATAATCTACTATTTCTTGTATTTCAGCAATTTGGATATCTATTCCATGCTTAACAAAGACCAACCGATATGGATGCACTAAATCCATAGCATATTGCCCATTACGATCGCCATGAAGAGGATGACATCGCCCAAGATGACTGCGTATTAGTTCTTCCACTGTTGATATTGCAGAAATTTGGTCAATTCGCAATTGAATCTTCCTTGCCATCTCTTCTCCATACTCTTTACGTGCGGCATCAGCATTGGTACACACCTTGTCTATGGCTTTGTTTTTATATGCAATCTCCAACGCTTCACCTCATTTACCTCTTTGGTTAATTCAATCATACCATACCTCTATAGGATATTCAAGAAGATTATTAACCTAAGAGGTTAATATGCATGAACAGGTAAGAGGATGTCCATGATGGACATCCTCTTACCTGTATATTAACGGCTATGGGTTGGCTCTTCTTGCTCAGGTGCAGAACGGCTTGTCTCTTCTTGTGCTTTCAGCAGGGCCGTGATCTTGATATCCGATAGGATGGCTCCGACCTGGGCAGGCTGATGACTGCTGAAGAGGGTATGGATCTCGCGTACAAGCCGATGGGCAATCATTTCCCGGAAGACATCTCTCCGACAATGATCGATGGCACGCACGACATCGGCAGGGACAATCTTGATGATGGAATCCTTGTCCCCTGCTTTCCTGATGGTGTTCTTCAGGTTCTGCAATCGCTGTAAGTACTCGGCCTTCCGTGTCTTGGCAAAGAGCCTCGTCATCTGTTCCAGCTGGTTGATGCGCCAGATGTTGTAAGATGCGTGAGATCCAGTCGGCAGAGCCAGATCTGGTTTCTTCTCAATCCAATCCAGATAGACATCAGCGGCCTCAATGCTGCCATACTGCTCTACACCATGAGAGAGGGTCTGATCGATAAAGAATTCTGTATTATCGATGATGTTCTGTTCATCAATCACGGCTTCTGCTTCATCCGCGTTCAGATTGGCGAGTTCGGCCAGTTGATTGAGATCGGACGGCGTAATCTGATGCACGGCAATCTTCAATGCCGCATCTTCGATACCTTCTGCGTCCTTCCTGCCACTGTCCTCCATGCTATAAAAGATCATGCCGTATGCTTCCGGAAAATCCTCGTCGCTCATGTAGGCCGCGCCCTCTGAGATGGCATCTTCGTCGAGACGCGGCGGCATCTGCTGGAGAATATCACGCGACAAATTATCCGCCGTGACGGTTTCACAAAAGACAGGAGCCTCTTGACTGGGGCCGAAGTCCGCCAGATGATTGGTCAAGGCTGTCTGGATGGCATTGCAGTCCTCGTTGAAGGCTTTCCATCCCCAATATCGTTTTTCGCTATACGTTCCGTCCAGGAGAAAATTCTCTTGCTTGATGCTCTTGACCTTGATGAACGCCTGCTGTAGATTCATCCTTACCTCTCCTTGCTCTCTTCTTTTACTGCGACCAGGCCCTTGTCCTGTAGGTATTTGTCGGCCTGATTCTTCCAAGCCGTACACTGCTGCACGACGGCTTCCTTCGTCACGCCCTGGCTGCCGAGGAACTGGAACAATCCCGCTTTGGATACAGGATCACGATCCATCAGGACAGCTGCCGTGAGAGGCATGTCCAGATTCTTGTTGGGCTGCTGGTCGTCGGGCTGTTTCTCTGGGAGCGGCGAGCTGATGGCTGCAATCTTCAAGTCGGTGAATGCCTTGCCTACGGCCTCTGCATTGTATCCTGCTGCCATGGCAGCATCTGCCAATACCTGGACAGCGCGTTCACTCGTTTCCGGATTCAGGAGTTGCTGAACCGATACTGCATTGGCCTTCTCCTGCCTTACAGGACTCTCTTTAGCCGGTTCCTTTGCTTCCTGCTTTGCCTGTTCCTCCTGTTGTTTTAGAGCTTCTTCCGGCTGCTTGCTGGCCTCCGCCTGCTTGGCCAGCGGCGAGAGGTTCAGAATGGCATTCCTGCGTTCGGTAAGGGCTGCAATGCCTTTGTCGAAGACTCCGGCAATGCGTCTCAGTCCCTTGTCTGCTTCTGCGTATGCTTTCTGCTTGAACGCTTCACATGCGCGATGCGGAGCCTCTTTGATGTTATGATACATGTCGTGAACAGACTGACGCGCGGCCTGATAGAAGCTGCGGTGTGCCTGTGTCGGCTCTTTTTGAGCAGACTTCCTGGCACCCTCTGCCTCACGCAGGTAGTCAGCTCCGGCCATCATGCATTTCATCATGGCATCCGGGGAGAAGTTGACCATGATCCGCTGCATCATCTCCAGCTGTTCCCGCATGGCAGCCATTTCCTGCTGCATGGTGCGATCTCGCTCCATAAGTTTCTGATAAGCATCCTTGAGGAAGCTGTCTGCCTGCTGGATGGATGCTGCGGTGCGCTGCCTTGCTTCCTGTTTGACCTCTGCCGGTTCCTGCTGTTGGTAGCTGGCATTCATCTTCTCCATGTTCTCGACAATCTGTTGGTGCTGCGGCTGGAATGCCTGCCAGGTTTCCGGCTGCGGGCCTTCCAGCTTTTCGGCTTCCTGGAATTTCTGGACAGATTCCTGCATCTGTCTCACAGGTTCATCGATTTCCTCGAACTCCTCTGATGGCATCAATTCTTCTGCATCGGCCACCAGGCTGTTCATGTAGCTGTCGTCATAGTAGGCGTTTGCATCCTGCATCTCCTGATCTTCTGCTTTATCATGCTTTTTCGCATCTGACATAAGGCACTACCCCTTTCTGATACAATGAACTTCATGGTTTCATCTTACCAAGGGCCGTCTTTTTTCAAGCATCATTTTATTTCATACGCCACAACATATGGTATAGCATTGATTATACAACCAACATATTGTATAATAAGAGTAAGCAAAGCCACGATAAGCCGGAAAGCGGCGTATCTCGAATATCATCTTCGGACGTGTTGAGACGTTCTTCGGAACGTCTTTTCCGTGATTCGTGGTTCCTGTACGCGCTTCGGAAACGAAGCGTTTTTTATTGCTCATCTTCTCTTTCAGCAAAGCCACTTCTATAAAGGAAGTGTGATGAGAATGAAACTCTATCGAGAAGAAGGACACCGAAAAGCTGCTCTGTACATCCGCGTCAGTACGATGTACCAGATTGATAAAGAAAGCCTACCCCATCAGCGCGAGGAGCTGACGCGCTACGCAGAATATGCCCTGCATATCTCAGACTATGAGATTTTTGAAGACGCGGGCTTTTCTGGGAAGAATACCGATAGGCCCGCCTATCAGGAGATGATGGCGCGGATCCGGAAGCACGAGTTCACCCACCTCATTGTCGACAAGATTGACCGGATTAGCCGCAATCTTCTCGACTTCGCTGCGATGTACGATGAATTGAAGAAGTTGGATGTCACGTTCATCTCGCGCAACGAACAGTTTGATACGAGTTCAGCTATGGGTGAAGCGATGCTTAAGATCATCCTGGTCTTCGCGGAGCTGGAGCGGCACATGACCTCAGAACGTGTGTCGGCGATCATGGTGGATCGCGCCAAGAAAGGAAAATGGAACGGTGCCAATATCCCGCTCGGCTATGACTGGTCAGAGAAGGCGGACTACCCCGTGGAGAATCCGCAGGAGGTCAAGATTGTCCAGATGATGTTCGATATGTACGAGAAAGGCTATAGCTCCAATAGGCTGACGCAGTACTTAAACGACCACGGCATCCGTGGCAAACGCAACGGCCTATGGACGACGGCCAGTGTCCGGCAGGTACTGACGAATCCATTTTACAAAGGTACGCTCCGCTATAACTATCGTCACAGGGCGCGGGGCTGTATCAAGAAAGAAAGCGAATGGATTGTCATCGAGCATAATCATCCTAATATCATCTCTGAAGAACAATGGGAGCATGTCAACCAGATCTTGAAGTCACATAGCGTCACGCGGATCCGGAAGAAGCACGATCATGCGTTCAGCGGTCTACTGACCTGCCTCTGCGGCGGCACAGGAGGCGCACGATTGGATAAGCCTAGGCAGAACGGAGTACGCCCCTCATACTATGAATGCAACACCCACTGGCGCGTCAGCAAGACGCTCTGTAACAATAATCTGGCCATGAGCGACATGATGATCGGCACGTTCGTCTTCAACTACCTCAAGAACATGATCCGCGTCCAGCAGCACATGGGTGAATTAGAGACACCAGAAGCAATGGAAGCCGAATTACTGAAAGGAGATTGCTTCCAGGATATTTCCGGCATAGAAAAGGCATCCCTCCAGAAGATCTATGCCGTGTTCTGCAAGAACAGCAATGTCGCCTATCAGGAAAGCGAGGCCCTGCGCTATGACGACCCTGCCGTAATTGCCGGGAACCAGGTCAAGGAGCTGGAGAAGAAGCGTCAGGCGCATGAGCGTGCCTTAGAGCGACTGAACAAAGCATACCTCTACGCAGAGATTGGACTGTCTGAGAAAGAGTATCTGCAAAACAGACAAGAGATCATGCAGGCTATCCAGGACATTAACCAAAAAATCCAGGTCATCCAGCCAGACAGCAACAGTGAGGACGACATAGCCTTTCTGGAAGCATCCAGCAATTTCATCATCAAGCAGGAACTCCTTTCAGATGAGCCAATCCAATGGCTGGACTTCGCCCTCCATGTCAGCGCAGCCACTATCCATCAGTTCCTATGCGCCATCGTGACAAAGATTGTCTTCTATCAGAGACGCATCCTATCCATCGAGTTCAAGAACGGCGTCGTACATCGCTTCTTGTACCGTGAATGATCCACAACATACTTGCAATCGCCCCTACATTCGTATATACTATGTATATACGGAGGTGATAGTAATGTTAGCAACGATTTCTAAATGGGGAAATGGGCATGGCATCCGTCTTTCTCGAAAATTAATGGAAGAAGCCAATCTTTCGTCGTCTGATAAGCTGGAGGTTATAGTCAAAGCAAACAAATCTATCATCCTGCGCCACGTACCAAAGACAAAAGCGGCTCGCTTTATGGAACTCTTTGGTGACTATAAGGGAGATTGGAAATGCTGCGAAGCCGAAACTGGGCCAGCTGTTGGAAATGAGGTGATTCGATGAATCAATATCCTCATGCGAGGGATATCATCCTTCTTGATTTTGATCCCCAAAGCGGTCATGAAATCAAGAAGAAGCGTCCGGCTCTTGTGATATCTAATGACGCTTTCAACAAATTGACAGGGTTGGCCATGGTGTGTCCCATAACATCTACACATCGCGACATTCCGCTACACGTATCCTTGGATACACAAACAAATACACATGGTGATATTCTCTGCGAACAAGTCAAGTCTCTGGATTATCGAGCCAGGAATTGGAAGTTTCTTGAACGATGCCCACAAGAGCTATTTGACAAAGCCTTGTTTATCGTAAATGCTATTCTAGGAGAATGAACAACAAAGTCCCTCAGGCAGTGCCTGAGGGACTTTTAGCTTGCAGTTGGGATGGCAGATACGGCGTTTACATCGTAGAATCAGCATTCATCTGACATCCATAGACCAGGAGGTACACATAGCGGTGCAGCTTGCCATCTATCATGTTCATACGTTCTTTTCCGTCCTTTTCTTTTCTGTCTATCTCATAATCAATGC